ATGTTGCCAATTTGGAGTGTTCATTTTAGGTTACAGGCCAATCTATGACTGTGCGGATTTGTTGATTGTAGGACAATACGGATCTTAGCATATCGGCGTTCACCCCGTGAGTTTCCATCTGAACTATCAGGGAATTCAAATCTTTAGGGAAGCAAGTACCACCAAATCCACGGTCATTATCAAATCCAGGGACTTGCGTGTGAGAATCACCAATTCTACTATCTGAAGTTACGCCAGAACAAACAATTTCATAATTCATTCCAGTTGCTTCACAAAGATCATACATTTTATTGAAGTATGCTACTTTACATGCCAAAAAACTATTTGCAAAATATTTAATTGCTTCACTTTCATCTGAAGTAGTTATAACACTTGGAATGTCTGGAAATACAGTTTTAAAAAAATTTACAAACTGTTGGCAAAGATTTTTATCTCCACCAACAACATTTCTTTCTGAATTTTTAAAATCATCAACTGCATTTCTGGCAGTTAAAAATTCTGGATTATGAATTACTTTGTAATTTTTGGAATATTTTTTGGTAGTTCCAATTGGCACTGTAGATTTAATTACAAATATTCCATCGACTACTTTGGGGAGATCTTTAAAAAAAGTATCCAAAATTGAAAGATCACATTCTCCAGTTGATTTCATTGGAGTTGGTAAACAAACAAAAATAAATGCTTGTCTCAAAACTTCATCCAAAGTATTGAACGATTTATTTTTATCAGTATCAAAAACCTTACAAGTTACCTTGTCTCTTAGGTTTTGATATACAGCATTACCAACAAAACCATTTCCAATAATTCCAATCATTATATTACCTCAATAATCTCTAAAGAAAAATATTTATACCATACATGAGAAATTTTTCCTTTTATCTACAGTTATAACACTTTCAAATTTATCTTCTAGACCACCTTTATGCGAAATGACAAAAATATTAGCATCACTAATTACATAACGAATAATTTTTAAAAACTCTTCAGTTCCAGCACTATCTAAAGAACTATCAAAAACTTCATCAAAAATAATTAGATTACAGGATACAGAATTTTTAAGTTTTGCAACTTCCCTCCAAGCAAACAGAAGTGAGAGATTAATTCTAGATTTCTCACCCTCACTAAAAGAACTATATGAAAAATCTTCATGAATTGGTGATTGAACACTTTCATTAAACTCTTCATCAAGAGTAAAATTAATATAAAAATCCATCATCTGTAGATAACGATTAATCTGCTGATTAATCAATGGAAGATACTTTTTAATAATTTTAGACTTTACACCACTATCTTTAAGAAGAGAATATGCAAAATCATGATAAGAAATTAATTCTTTTTTATTAGAAAGTTCTTCAAATGTTTTATTTAATCCACTCTTATACTCTTCTAATTTTTCTTGTTCAGCACTTCTATTTTTAAGTTGTTCGGCAATTGTTTGAATTTCTGATTCCAGATCTTGGATTTGTCTTTGATGTCCAGACACTCTTGTATTATTTTGAGAAATTTCATGGTTTAGATTAGTAATCTCTTTTGAAATTTGCAGAAAATGATTCTCTCTAATTTCCTCATCTTGAATTGCCTTCTCAAGTTCCTTATATCCACTTTGCAATTCTTTTGCTTTAGATTCTGCTTCACTAATCTTATTTAAACGAAATTCTTCACCAATCTCTTGAGTGCATGTAGGGCAAACCGTATTTTTCGTAAAAAACTTATGCTCTTTAGTTATAGTTGTTACTTTTTGTGAGATTTTACCCTTAAGATTTCCTAATTTTTTAAGTTTTTCTTTTGATCCAGAAACTTCTTCTAGATCTTTAGTTAAGGAGAATATTCTTTCTTCTACTTCACTATTTTTATTAATATAAGTTTCACTTTCTCCAATAAGTTGAGTAATAATTTTCTTTTTCTTTTCGATATTTTCTTTACCAAGATTTTCAATCTCTTCAATAAAATCTTTTTGCATTTCAACTTTATCCTTTAAAGATTGTTTCTTTAAGTCTAAAGTTTTAACTTCTTCCTTCAGAAGACGAATTTTATCCTTAATAATATTATTCATTGAGGAAAAAATCTTAATGTCCAACAATTCCTCAATTACTTCTCTGCGATGAGAAGAAGAAAGTTGCATGAACGGAACAAAATTACTACTACCGATAATTACAATTTGAATAAAACTACGGAAGTTCATTTTAAGAACCGATTGCTCAAACCACTTTTGCTGATCTACAGCAGAAGAACTTTGATCTATGAGAGAATTATTCCTATGAATTTCGAAAATATTAGGTTTAATTCCGCGACGAACTTTGTAATTAGTTGGACCAATTTTGAATTCAACTTCAACTAAGCAATCCTTTTCATTAATAGAATTTACCAATTGAGGTTTATTAATTCCCCGAAAAGACTTACCAAAAAGAGCAAATGTTAATGCATCAAGAAAAGAACTTTTACCATAACCATTCTTTCCAACAATTAATGTAGTTTTAGATTTTTGAAAATCAATTTCAGTGAAATGATTTCCATACGAAAGAAAATTTTTAAATCGGATTTTTTCAAAAATAATCATATCAAATAAACTCAGTATCTTCTCTGTGGGGGGGAATTACAATATCTTGCGATGTGAAAATTTTATAATCATATCCATTAATTTCACAAGCTCTTAGGGCAACTTTTTCTTCCACTTCCATTACAGTCATTTTGGGATAATCGTCTTCTTCTAGCAACATAGCAAATCTATTGGCATCATCTTTTTCTTCAAAAATATAAAGAATATGATTACCAAGTTCATCTACTCCAGCATAAGCACCTTCTTCTTCTTTTCCGTAAATCGCGATTAGATACATTATACCATTTCCAACGCTTCTTTGTATACTTCTTCAAGTATATTAGTTATGACAGTTTTGTTAAATTCACATTCACTTTCATTGACATATCTTTGGAGGATGGAAAAAGTATCTTCAGATTCAAACGCTTCAAAATCTTCCGATTCTCGAATTTGAAAGTTCTCTACAATTTTTAGTTCTGAGACATTTGCACTATAAAGTTTTTCAATAAACTTTTCAAATTGTTTTTGATTTGATTTTTTACGAACAATAACTCTAACAATTTTATTTTCGTATTCTCGCACATCAAATATTTGATATGGAGTATCTTCATAATAAATGTTATAAAACATTCTATATGGATTATCAACAGAAAAATGATCTAAGGTCTCTGTATCAAAAATAGTAAATCCTCTGGAATCATTTACATCATTCCAATAAATTTCATAAGGATTTCCAAGATAATAAATTGTTCCGTTATTAGAGCGCGTATGATAATGTCCAGAAAATACCTTTTTAAAATTACTAAAAATATTCCAATCCATACCACTGTCCATAATATGACCACGATGAGGAGAAAATCCGTTAAGTTCCAAATGACCCATGGAAACTTTGCAATGGGTATTTTGAATTATTTTCAGTGATCTTTCATTATTTTCAGCATTAATCCAAGGAAGTAAAAGTATATTCAAACCACCAACTGTAATTTCAGTTGGTTCTGAATATGTTTTTATATTTTCATATTCTGAAAGGAGTAAATTTGGAGAATTTACTTTGTTTGAATTTTTAAAATAACAATCATGATTACCAGTAATCAAATGAACGTCATACTTAGAAAGAGGTTCTAAAACAACTCTACGGGTCCAATCAAGCCCAGAAAAATCAATACTCTTTCTACTATCGAAAGCATCTCCCATATGGATAACTGTTGAAATCCCATACTGTTCCAGTGTTGGGAAAAACAAGTTTTTATAGAAAAGTTCAAAGTAGTCTTGGAAAAGTCTTGACGACTTACGGGCACACCAGTGAGTATCAGTAATAATTGCTACTTTCATTCAGTACCGAAGTTTTATGTGAACGTTTTCCTTGATGGAATTATAATCTGAATAATTTCCTCCGTCAATACTGGAGTCATCAGCAAAAACTTCATCAAATCCAGTTCTTTCCAGAATTTTATTTTTAATTTCTAATTGCTTCTTTTCTTTTCCAATTCTACGAATAAATGCATAATGAATAATCTGAGTAAAATAAGCAAAAGGATTTTGTGATTTTTCTGGATCAAAATTATGAAGATATTGAATGCAGTTTTCAATACCATCAGAAATCATATCATCCTTAAACATATAATTTACAAAATTAGGTTTAAAGGATAAATGAGTTGCAATTTTAAGAATGCATTCTCCAATATAATTTGGAATTGGTGGTTTATTTGGACTTGACCAACTTTTCAATTGCTCATCGGTAATTCCTGGTATTTCTTTTTCAGCTGCATTTCTAACTTGTCTCCTATATTCTATAAGAGCTGCTAGAAATTCTTTATTGTTCACATAATGAACTGATCTTTTTCTTTTTGTCATTACTGTAGTCGAGATCATAAGTATTTCTAATTTAATATGTAGACATTATAACATTTCAGAGAACAATAAACAAGACTTGACATACCTATAAGAATCTGACTATAATAGGTTTGTTCCGTTTGAAGACAAGTTAAAGCCTTATATAATACTAATAAGATATAATTAAGTTTCCGAAGGAAACTATCCCGAAGGGATATACTATGAATCTTTATAGATCTTTTCTAGCAGTTTTTTAGCGTCACTAACACTTGCTATATATCCCATTTTGCGAGACATTGTAGATTTATTATTTTTAAAATTACTAACCTTTTTTACATAAGAATCGTGTAGAAATATCATTTCAGCATCATTATTTTCGGTCATTGTTATAACATCTTCCATCCTAATCAAAAACATATCTTCTGTTGTTGTTTTCATCCAAGGTTCTATTTTATAACCTTGCATTCTTCCACTATTAACATGATTTTGAATAACAATAGGATTTGTAACAATTAAATTTATTTTATTATTTTCTTCGCAAGGAACAACCCTTGCAAATATTTCTTCTCC